ACTGCTAACAAAAGATTGGATTTTGAAATTGCGAGACTCAAGAATTGTGGTGAATTATTAAAGCAAGGAATTCGCTTTCATCCTAGAAGTAAATATGCTGCAATATGTGCTGATGTCGTAGTAGAAAATAAGAATGCTATTGCACCTCATCATCATTCTATTTCCCGTCCTTCATCCTCCGCAAGGTCCGAATCGCCTGTGAGCGTTCGCGCTGAAGATCTCGGCGCTCCTTTAGGGATTCGATCTTCACCTTCTTCCCCCTAAGTTTTGAGACCTTTGTAATTACTTTTTTAATTACAGGTTTGAATACTTTGAGTAGTAAGTCTGCCAGTGGTTTCGCTAACAGAGCAGAACTGGTAGCAACAACAGCAATAGCACCAGTAGTCGCTGCGACCTGTGGTGCTGGTAAATATTGTGCCTGCCAAGGAATATCTTCATAGAGAGTGACACAGACACCATTCTGCAACTCAAAACCAGATACTCTTTCTTTCTGGTTCTGTGCTACATCACCGATGCGTGGTGCATTAGGTGGAGGACACTCTACTTCGTTCTCCTCTACCTTTGGAACAGCATCCTTAGGGACTTCTGGTGCTGCAGGAACTTCCGGTGTTGGAACCTTTGGTACAGGAGCAGATCTCTCAATAACCATGTTCTCAGGTTCATACTGTATCGGATTAAATGATGGCATATTACCATCACAAAAGACCCTAGCACCTTTGGGGTCATCCTCAACCAAATTATCATTGGTTCCTTTCTTGTTCTCAAGGTG